CACCAGTAAATGAAGACTTGTTTTTTACATGGCAAAACCAAACACCATCAGCTGAGTAGGTAATTAATTAAATATTTTGTGCGTAATTATATATCTATACAAATTAAATAAAATTAAATTATTAGCAAAATGGAATTTAACTTACCAAGTCAAATAGTAAAAAATCTAGACTTCGGAGACGAAGCTAGAAACAAGATATTGTCAGGTGTCTATAAATTATCCGACGCAGTGAAGTCCACATTAGGAGCTTCTGGAAAATGCGTTATATATGAAGACGCAATGGGCAGACCGGTGATAACAAAAGACGGAGTAACCGTTGCAGAAAGCGTAGTCTTAATAGACCCGGTTGAGAATATAGGTGCTACTTTAATAAAAGAATCAGCTAATAACACAGTGCGTGAAGCAGGAGACGGTACTACTACAGCTACCGTCCTTGCCACCGCTATACTTTCTGGTTTAAGTAATCATAAAGGCAAAGAAAAAATTAGAGATGTTAAAGAAGGTGTTAACAACGCAGCCAAAGAAGTTGCTGAATACTTAGAGAAATCAAGTACACCTGTAGAAGGAGAAATGTTAAAGCAAGTTGCATACATTAGTTGCAACAACGATTCGATTCTTGGAGACAAAATTGGTGAAGCTTTTCAAAAAGTTGGTAAAAACGGAGTGGTCTTAATGGAGGATTCCGAAACAAGTGAAACTTATGTAGACTTTGTTGAGGGAACGCAATTTCCATCAGGTATAAAATCACAGCATTTACTAACAGACAAAGACAAAGGCACAGCGGTTTTAGATAACCCATACGTTTTAATTGTTGGATCCTCAATACCTAACATCAGAAGAATACAAAGTATATTGGAGCATGTAGTAAAGACGAAAAGATCATTACTAATCATTGCAGACATGGACCAACAGCCGTACGCTACATTATTAGCTAATAAGGTTAAAGGTAACATTAAAGTAAATATTGTTGATTTACCCGGGTTTGGACCAACAAAGAGCGATACAATAGAAGACTTAGCTATATTAACTGGCGCTACGGTCATTAACGAGGAGTTAGGGGACGATTTAGATCTAATAGACCCTAATGTACTAGGGGCAGTTATAAAGTCCGTTACAGACAGTAAAAACACAACCTTGCAAATTGGAGAAGTTAATAAAGATTTAACTAAAAGAATTGCTGAAGTAGAAAAAAAGATTGACAAAGAATCAAACGCTTACATAAAGAAAAGAATCGAGCAAAGATTATCAATGCTAACTGGTAAAGTTGGTGTTGTTTATGTAGGAGCTAATTCAGCTGTCGAATTAAAAGAAAAAAAAGATAGAGTAGAAGACGCTATCCACGCTACAAAAGCAGCTTTGCAAGAAGGTATTGTAGCAGGAGGTGGTATTGCTTTGTTAAATGCTTCTCAAAGCATTAAAGCTAAGAATGAAGGTTATAACATTTTACTAGAGGCTATTAAAGCACCTTATAAAACTATCTTAGAAAACGCGGGTTATTCGAATAAACAAGAACCTCAAGGTGGAATCGGATTCGGGTACGATGTTACCTGTGGATGCGAAAGACAAATGGTTAGCAGCGGTATTATAGATCCAGTACTAGTAACAAAGTCAGCGCTTAAAAACGCGGTGAGTGTTGCTACTACTATAATTTCAGCTGATTGTATAATTTCAAATGTAAGATCTCTTGAGGGCAATTAACTATTATATAGTAATCGACAAAATTAAGGAAGCACCTAAGAAGGTTGCTGGCTTAGAATTAACAGAAACACAAAACACGGATATTAGGTATTTAAAAGCTAATGTTATAAGTGTAGGAGATAAAGTTAAAGAACTTGTAAAAGAAGGGGATATTGTTAGATACGACAAGCATGCTGGTCACGGAATTGAATGGGATGATCATATGTACTATGTTATAACAATCAACGATATAGTACTAGTAGAGTGAGGATAGATGCACAGGATCTGCGCGATATAAAATTATTTAAGTATTACAGGCTTACTAGAAGGTGGGCTTGTAAGACTTATAATTTAAGGGACGCTGATTTAGAGTTGTTAATTTATTTGGATTGTAAAAATCATTTTACACGTAATGATTTCCTTAACGGTGTATATACATATACCTGGGATAAAGCTAGATGGGAAAGATTAAGAAAAGGTGGGTGGATCGATATATTTAGCAAAAGAAACGGAACTACAAGAAAATATAATACATATAAAACATCTTTTAAGTGTAAGCAGTTAATAACTAGAATTTATAGAATTCTTTTAGCTGAAGAGGATTTACCTACATCGGAAAGAAGTGTATTTTATAAAAACAAAACATACACAGATAAGGTCTTTAATAAAGCTATTGATGACATGATAAAAGACAAAACCAGATAAAACAAAAATTATGGCATTCAAAATGGCACCTAAGTCTTCTACGCTAATAGCTACGGGAAAATTTACATCACAACTTAAGCAAGTTGCTACCACTAGAAAGATCACTCCAGAAATGGCAAAGGTAGCTAACAAAGAAAGAAATAAAGGAAAAACAAAAGAAGTAAAATCAGTGGCTAAGCAAGCTAAGGTTAATAGAGAAGATGGCGTGCAGGTAAAAGAAGTACCAGCCGTTGTAGGGGAAGAGGTTAAAAAAGCAGGTAAGTTTGTTGGGAAAGAAGCAAAAAAAGTAGGTAAGTTTTTTAAAAAATTGGCTAAAAAAGTTGGTAACACTACTTTAACAAAAACCAAAAAACAAAAAATTAAAAAGAAAGAAGAACAGCTTAAAAAATTAAAATCTAAAAAATAGATGGCATTTAAGTTGAAAAGTAATGCAGAAGTATTCGGTATCCATGAACGGTTATCAGAGTTTGGAAAACCTGTTATTATCAAAGATGACCTAGAAAAAGGTGTTGAAGCCGAAGCTAACAGAGATGGTACTATATTTGTAGGTTCAGATGTTCCTGATAAAAAGCTTGATGAAGCTGTGCGACATGAAAAAGTTCATTTAGATCAGATAGCTACAGGTAGATTACAATATAGTGAAGATTCTGTAACTTGGAAAAAAGATACAAAATCACCAGCCAGAAAATACAGTAGAGCTTCAATGAACGAGGGGGATCATGACTTTGAATGGGAAGCTGAAGCATATAAAAAATAAAAGTTATGGGATTTAATTTTAGAGGAGGTAAAAAAGCTAATTTTAGCACAAAAAATCAACACGGTTTTCAAGAGAAATCTGCGCCAGGACCAAGAAGAGGTGTCGGGGGAGATCAATCTTACAATGCTGCTGCAGAAAAAAGGTTTTCAAAGCCATTATCAATTAAAGTTTCCACAAATCCTGTAACTCAGAGAGCTAAGCCTTCTCCTTTAAAAATAAACAACGCTTTAGTACAAGGAGCTGCTCTTACTGGAAAAAAGTTTAATGACATAAGCGATGCAATTGGGGATGCTTTTAAGCCGCTTGTAGAGCCAAAAGTTGTAGACTTACGAGCAACTAAAGAAACAGAAACCAAAGATGGCTCTAAGTAAAATGAAAAGTAATGGTTTCTTTAAAGGAAAAAACCCTTTGAAAAAAGTATATTTTAAATAAATAGTAAATAGTAATAATTAATTATCAAATCAAGTAAAATTATGAGTACAGTAAAAACGTTAGATGTAGAAGCTAAAGAGGTAAAAGCAATTAGTAAAGAAGAATTAAAAGTAATTCAAGAAGCTGTTCAAAAACAGAATCAAATACAGATGCAAATCGGAGGGATTGAAGGGCAAAAAGCTTTACTGCTTGATGCTTTAAAAGAAGCTTCTAGTGAATTAAGTAAATGCCAGAAAGATTTAGAAGAAAAGTATGGCAACATTACTATTAACTTAGCAACCGGAGAAATTACAGATGTCCCAGAAGCTAATTAGAAAGATAAGTATTGGTAAAGACTATAAGAATGACGCTATGCACTACGCTGTTGGACAGGAAGTGTATGGCGGTCATACTATAGCTCATATCATTGAGGAAGAAGATAAGTTTTCCGTGTACATTACAAAAGGCGATATGGTTATGCCTTGGAAAGACTTTAACAAAAACATGTCCATCTCCGTAGAATACAACTTATCCTGGTAATATGCAAAGTGTTTTTAATTATCTCGTAGAGCCTAAAGGCGATAGAGTAACAGGAAAAACAGAGATTGAAGGAAATGAATTATTGCTAAACACAGATTTACAAAATCACGAATACGTAAATAGAGTAGGAGTTATTGTAGGTTTGCCAAGAGCTAATAAATACAAAGAACTAAAAGAAGGAGACGAGGTTATTATTCACCATAATGTATTTAGAAGATTTAGAGATATTAGAGGTAAAGAAAAAAACAGTAAAAACTTCTTAAGTGAAAATACATATATAGTCCAACCAGATCAGATATATGCTTACAAAAGGAATGGGGAATGGAAAGCTTTAGAAGGCTTTTGTTTCGTTATGCCTATAAAAGAAACAAAAATGTTTTCAATAGATTTTGAAAAACCATTAAAAGGTTTGGTTAAATATGGAAACGAAAATATAGCAATCGATTCTTTAATTGGATTTAAACCAAATTCAGAGTATGAGTTTGTTATAGAAGGACAGAGGTTATACCGAGTATCCGAAAATTCAATTACAATCAACTATGGACATAAAGAAAACGAAGAAGAGTATAATCCAGGCTGGGCACAAAGCAGTTGAGGAATTAATTCAAGTAGCTAAAGAAAAGATAGTAGACTCAGGAGATGATATAACAGCAGATAGACTTAAAAATGCTGCCGCTACTAAAAAGTTAGCAATATTTGATGCTTTTGAAATTTTAAGCCGTATTGATGAAGAGCAAAGGTTACTGGATGACAAGCCGAGAGTAGAGGCGGTAGCTGATGAATTTAAGGGCTTCGCTGAAAAAAGATCTAAATAATGTATGAGCAGTCACTATGTAATATCATAGAGCCTATTAAACGTACAACTATATCTAGGTTAAACAAAGGCAAGAAGTGGGAATACGGTTACAACAAAGAACACGACGTTGTTGTTATTAGTAAATCAGGAAAGATTGGTGAAATATACCAAATACAAAATCTTAAGATAGCACTACCATTAGCTCCCAAGAACATAGATAAGAAAAACGATAAATGGACCCCTGAGGAATATCCTAAAGAATTGAAAAGTATTAAAAGCATTTTTGATTGGAGGGATTACCCTGACGGGTTTAAAAACAAATGGGGAGAATATATAGATGAGCAATTTAAAAGAAGAGAAGAAGGGCACTGGTTTAATAACAAAGACGTTGATACTTATATCACTGGTACTCATTTTATGTACTTGCAGTGGTCCAAAATTGATGTTGGGAAGCCAGACTTTAGGGAATCAAATAGATTATTCTATATATTCTGGGAAGCTTGCAAAGCAGACAAGAGATGTTACGGTATGTCATATCTCAAGAATAGACGTAGCGGCTTTTCATTCATGGCGTCTGGGGAGACGGTTAATATGGCCACAATATCAAGCGATGCACGTTTCGGGATATTGTCCAAATCTGGCGCCGATGCAAAGAAAATGTTCACAGATAAGGTTGTACCCATTTCTGTTAACTTCCCCTTTTTTTTCAAGCCCATCCAGGATGGAATGGACAGGCCCAAAACCGAGCTGGCTTATAGAGTACCAGCGTCGAAACTTACAAGGCGTAGACTCGATTCGAATACGAAGACGGAGACGCTTGCCGGTCTTGATACCACGATCGACTGGAAGAACACGGGTGATAACGCCTATGATGGAGAAAAACTTAAACTCCTCGTCCACGACGAAAGCGGTAAATGGGAAAGGCCGAACAATATCCTCAACAATTGGAGGGTTACGAAAACGACATTAAGATTAGGTTCAAGAATTATTGGAAAGTGTATGATGGGATCAACATCAAATGCACTTGACAAAGGAGGAGAAAACTTTAAGAAACTATACAACAGTTCAGACGTTACTAAAAGAAACGCAAACGGACAAACGAGATCAGGCTTATATTCTTTATTCATTCCCATGGAGTGGAATTACGAAGGATTTATTGATGCACATGGAATGCCAGTGTTTAATAAGCCACCAGAAGGCACCACGGGTCCACACGGAGAAGATATAGAAGTCGGAGTCATTGAGCATTGGAATAATGAGGTTGAAGGATTAAAAGGCGATCAGGATGCTTTAAATGAGTTCTACAGACAATTTCCAAGAACAGAGGAACATGCTTTCCGTGATGAAACAAAAAATAGTATATTTAACTTAGCAAAAATATACGAACAAATAGATTACAATGAAGACTTAGCTAATAGCAATGTTGTTACAAGAGGAAGTTTTCAGTGGCAAAATGGCGTAAAAGACACAAAAGTTGTTTTTATGCCAAATCAGCAGGGTAGATTTCTAATTACTTGGACACCTTCTATTGATATTCAGAATAAACAAGTAATAAAGAATGGGGTAAGGCATCCTGGTAATGAGCATATGGGCGCTTTTGGATGCGACAGTTACGACATATCAGGTACGGTTGATGGTAGAGGTTCTAAAGGAGCTTTGCACGGCTTAACAAAATTTAGTATGGGTGATGCACCTCCAAGTGCTTTCTTTTTAGAATATGTAGCAAGACCGCAAACAGCGGAAATGTTTTTTGAGGATGTTTTAATGGCGTGTGTATTTTACGGTATGCCGATATTAGCGGAAAACAATAAACCTAGATTGCTGTATTACTTTAAAAGAAGAGGTTATAGAGGATACTCAATGAACAGGCCGGATAAATTTTGGACTAAACTATCTGTAACAGAAAAAGAAATTGGTGGAATACCAAATTCAAGTGAAGATATAAAGCAAGCGCACGCAGCTGCTATTGAAATGTATATTGAAAGTCACGTAGGGTTAAACAGTGAAACTGGTGATTACGGGAGCATGTACTTTAACGAGACATTAAATGATTGGTCAAAGTTTGACATAAACAATAGAACAAAGTTTGACGCTGCTATTAGTTCAGGGTTAGCTATTATGGCTTGTCACAAAGAGCTTTACAGGCCAAGTAACAAAATGCAAAGAGAACCAGTGAAATTAAGTTTCGCTAGATATACTCACGACGGTAATACATCAAAAATAATAAAATAAAAATATGGCGCAAAACGCAGTAAATAGTTTTTTTCCTAGCCAAGTGGTACCTGACCAAGAGAAAATGTCAGAAGCTTACGGTCTCAAAGTAGGTAGAGCTATTCAAAACGAATGGTGGTCTAGCAATTCTGGAACATCACGCTACAAAAGTAATCAAACTACTTTTCATAATTTGAGGCTATATGCTAGAGGCGAACAGTCTGTGCAAAAATATAAAGACGAACTTTCTATAAACGGAGATTTATCATATTTAAACCTTGACTGGAAACCTGTACCTATTTTATCTAAGTTTGTTGATATCGTAGTAAATGGTATTGCGGATAGATCATTTGATATATCAGCTTATTCTCAAGATCCTTATGGTATCAGTAAGAGAACAGCTTATATGGAATCTATTATACGTGATTTACAAACAGCTGAACTAAACAATTTTGCTAAAGAACAATTTGGTATAAACTTATTTGAAAACAATCCAGATAAATTACCTGACTCTGAAGAAGAGCTAGATATACACATGCAGTTAAGCTATAAGCAAGGTATCGAGATTGCTGAAGAGGAAGCTCTCAATACTATGTTTGAAGAAAACAGGTATGACTTAACTAAAAAAAGAACCTACTACGATTTGACCACCCTAGGGATTGGAGCTGTTAAAAACAACTTTACAGAATCTTCGGGAGTGACAGTGGAATACGTAGATCCTGCTTATCTGGTTTACTCCTATACGGAAGATCCATATTTTCAGGATATTTATTATGCAGGAGAAGTAAAGTTTGTTCCAGTGAACGAGCTTAAAAAACAATTTCCAAACTTATCGGAAGATGAGCTAAAGAAAATTCAATCGCAAGGATCACAAAGTTATGGTTCTTTTGATAACAATTTATCAAACAATAGAGACAATAGGGATTCAAACGTTATACAGGTTTTGTATTTTAACTACAAGACTTATATGAATGAGGTTTACAAGGTTAAAGAAACCGCTACAGGAGCTAGCAAAATAATTGTTAGAGACGATCAATTTGATCCACCTGTTGAAATGCTTGAGGAGGTGTTCGGTAAGATGTCAAGATCTTTAGAGGTTTTATATGAAGGTGTTTTAGTTTTAGGTACAGATATACTACTTAAATGGGAAATGGCTAAAAACATGATGCGCCCAAAAAGCGATGCATCAAAAGTTAAAATGAATTACGCTATAACTGCACCAAGAATGTATCAAGGTAAAATTGATTCATTAGTTAGTAAGTGTACTGGTTTTGCTGATATGGTTCAATTAACTCATTTAAAACTACAGCAAGTTTTACAAAGAATGATACCTGATGGTGTTTATTTAGATGCAGATGGAATTAATGAAGTTGATTTAGGTAATGGTACGAACTATAATCCGCAAGAAGCACTTAACATGTTCTTCCAAACGGGCTCTATAATAGGTAGATCATTTACTCAGGATGGCGATATGAATCCTGGTAAAGTACCTATTCAAGAGGTACCAACAGGTAGTGGTGGACAAAAATTACAAACACTTATATCTACATACAACTATTATCTACAAATGATAAGAGATGTAACAGGATTAAACGAAGCAAGAGACGGATCAACACCTGATTCAAGAGCTTTAGTTGGCGTTCAGAAAATGGCTGCAGCGAATTCAAATACAGCTACAAGACATATATTAGATTCAGGTTTATACTTAACAAGAGAAACCGCAGAATGTTTATCATTGAGAATATCTGATATAATAGAATTTCACCCAGCTAAGCAAAGTTTTATTCAAAAAATAGGTGGCTTTAATGTTGCTGTATTGGAGGAACTATCAGATTTACACTTGCATGACTTCGGTATATCTTTAAAATTACAACCTGATGACGAACAAAAAGCTGTTTTGGAAAACAATCTACAAGTCGCTTTAAGTGGAGGGTTGATTGATTTGTCTGACGCAATAGATATACGAGAGGTTACAAACTTAAAACTTGCTAATCAACTTTTAAAAGTTAAGCAAAAGAAACGTCAAGAACGCCTGCAAGCAGAAAAACAAGCGAATATACAAGCTCAAGCTCAAGCAAATGCGCAAGCTCAACAAGTAGCTGCTCAAGCTGAAATACAAAAAGATCAAGCTTTATTTTCTACTAAGTCGCAGTTAGAGCAATTAAAAGGGCAAATAGAGAATCAAAGAATAGCGGTAGAGGTGCAAGCTAAAAAAGAATTAATGGAAATAGAGTTTCAGTACAACATGAAGCTTAAAGGTATTGAAGTTGATAACGCTAAGCAAAAAGAAAAAGAGTTAGAGGATCGAAAGGACCAAAGAACTAAAATGCAAGGAACACAACAAAGCGAGATGATTGAGCAAAGAAAAAATGGCTCACCCGCTAAAAACTTCGAATCGTCTGGAAATGACGTTATGGGAGGAGGATTTAACTTAGGTGGGTTTGAACCTAGGTAATAATAAGAAGTAATACTAATTTTATAATATTTTATCATGTCAGAAATCACAGAAGATGTGCCTGTAGAAAACACAGCGGAAGCTAATTCAGGTGTATCGTTATCAGAAGAAGGAAATATCAAGCTAGATATGTCTGTTATTAACCAACCCACACCAGAGCAAGAGCATGAAGCGGTGGTGGAAATTGAACAAACAACACCCGAACCTGTAAAAAACATTACAGAAGAAGTAATTGAAAATGTAGAAGAGCTTGTAAATGAGTCTTTTATAGAAGAAATTACAGAAGAGGAAGTTGTAGAACAAGTTGAGGAACTTGAAGAGCAAATAGAGCAAGCGGTTGTAGATCAATCCGAAGGCGTTGTGCTTCCTGAAAATATCCAAAAAGTAGTGGATTTCATGGAAGAAACAAATGGGACGTTAGAAGACTATGTAATGCTTAACCAAGATTACAGTAAGTTAAATGAAACTCAATTGCTAAAAGAATATTACGAACGTACAAAACCTCATTTAGACAAAGAGGATATTGAATTCTTAATGGAAGACAATTTTTCTTACGACGAAGATATTGATGATGACCGAGATATTCGTAGAAAAAAACTGGCTCACAGAGAAGAGTTGGCTAAAGCAAAATCACATTTAGACGGAATGAAGTCTAAATATTATGAAAAAATAAAAGGGGGTTCAAAATTAGCTCCCGAACAAAAGAAAGCGGTAGATTTTTTCAATCGCTATACAAAAGAAAACGAGGAAGCAACTCAGGTAGCTAAAAGACAAGCAGATTTATTTAATAATAAAACAAACAATGTTTTTAATGAAGACTTTAAAGGTTTTGATTATAAAGTTGGGGAGAAAAAATTCCGTTTTAAAGTTAAAGATTCTGTATCTGTTAAGGAAACTCAAAGCGACATTAATAATTTCATTAAGAAGTTCTTAAATGATAAAAACGAAATGTCAGATGCTAGGGGTTACCACAAAGGATTGTTTACAGCTATGAATTCAGACGCTATCGCAGAGCATTTCTACGAACAAGGAAAAGCAGACGCAATGAAAGCTAGCATTTCGAAATCTAAAAACATTAATATGGGTGCGAGAGGCGTTCACGAAGATGTTAAGATACCGGGAGGTTGGCAAGTTAGGTCAGTCGATTCGGGAGGAGCAGATTCAAAATTAAGAATAAAAAGTTTTAAAAACATTAAATAACAAAAATTATGGCATTTGCAACCGCGCCCGCAACATTAGCGAATTTGGCACACTTAACACCGAGACCTATTAAAGGTTTATTCGGAGACAATTACCTATCTGTAGCAGATATGGATTTCACACAACAATTTTTACCAGAAGTATACGAAAAAGAAATTGAGCGTTATGGAAACAGAACAATCACTGGATTTTTACGTATGGTTGGTGCAGAGATGCCAATGGCTTCTGATCAAGTAGTTTGGTCTGAACAAGGAAGATTACATATTGCGTATGACAACTTGACGACTCAAGCAGTAGCTCTTAAAACAATATCTTTACCAGATGCAGCTACGGCTCCTGATGGAAAAGCTCCTTTATTAGGTGCTGGAATGACTGTAGTTATTTCTAAAGGTAATGTAACTAATAAAGCTTTTATAAAAGGTATATCATCTACTGTAATTGCTAATAGTGTTGTTTACGATATTGAAGTTTATGATACTTCTAATGGTCAATTAGACGCAGCTCTTGGAGGAGAAACTGCTGTAAACATATTCGTATTTGGATCTGAATATGCAAAAGGTTCTTCTTTAGCAGGGAACTCTATCGATGCTTCTTTTACTACATTCAGTAACAAACCAATTATCTTGAGAGATAAGTATAGTGTTAATGGATCTGATGTAGCACAAATCGGATGGGTTGAAGTAACAACTGAAGTTGGGACTGGAGGATACTTGTGGTATTTGAAATCAGAGCATGAATCAAGAATCCGTTTTGAAGACTACTTAGAAATGAGTATGGTTGAATCTACTTCTGCACAAAGCGCTTTTACAAACGCAGCCAATGCTCCTATTACAGGAACACAAGGTTTATTTGCAGCTTTAGAAGAAAGAGGATTAGTTTATAATGATCCTGATTTCGGAGCAGCATCTGGAGCTGGTTTAGCTGAATTTGATTCTATCTTAGCCGAATTAGACAAGCAAGGTGCAATTGAAGAAAACATGATGTTCTTAGACAGAAATACGTCTTTAGATATTGACAACATGTTAGCTGCGCAGAATTCTTATGGAGCTGGAGGTACATCTTACGGTGTATTTGAAAATTCAGAAGAAATGGCTTTAAACTTAGGTTTCTCAGGATTCAGAAGAGGTTCTTATGACTTCTACAAGACTGACTGGAAATACTTAAATGATTCTACAACTCGTGGATTAATTAATGATATCAAAGGAGTAATTGTTCCTGCTGGAACTTCTACTGTTTATGACCAACAATTAGGACAAAACATTTCAAGACCATTCTTACATATCCGTTATAGAGCTTCAGAAGCTGATGACAGACGTTTGAAATCTTGGGTTACTGGTTCTGTTGGAGGTAATTACACTAGTGATGCGGATGAAATGAATGTTCACTTCTTATCAGAAAGAACACTTTGTACTCAAGCTGCAAACAACTTTGTATTATTGAAAGCTACAGTATAGTAGTATTAAATTAAAGGTAACACTTACCCTCGTTTATATCACGGGGGTAATGTTTACCCTTATACGACAATAGCTTATATATATTAATAGTAGTAGGCTACTGTCACATTATTAATAATTTTTATATCATATTATATCATGGCAGCTAAAAAAGCACCAGCAAAAAGCATTGAGGTTGCACCTCAGCAAGTACAAGCAAAAACATCTGAACCTGTAAAAGATCAATGGGTTTTTAAAGAAAGGCTTTACGAATTAAAAAGGATTAAACCGGTAATTTTTACATTACCAACTTCTCACAGTAACAGAAAAACTTTATTATATTTTGATGAAGAACTAGGTTACCAAAGAGAAATAAGATATGCGACCAACCAAAGATCTTGTTTTGTAGACGAACAAGTCGGACAGGCGGTTATGGGAAGGATAGTTTTTAGAAACGGGGTATTAAGAGTACCTAAAGAAAACGTTACATTACAAAAGCTATTATCAATATACCATCCAGCTTTAAAGTCTGGTATATACGAAGAGTACAAGCCACAAGAACAAGCAAGCAATGAAGTAGATTGGATTGAATTTGAACTAGCTGCTTTAAACACGGCTAAAAACTTATCAATTGAAGAAGCTGAAGCAATTCTTAGAGTGGAAATTGGATCTAAAGTAAATGATTTGTCATCATCGGAACTAAAAAGAGATGTACTTATATTTGCTAAAAGAAATCCAAACCTATTTTTACAGCTAGCAAATGATGAAGATACGCAGTTGAGAAGCTTCGGAACCAAAGCAGTAGAAGAAGGAATATTAGCATTATCACAAGATCAAAGAACTTTTACTTATGGTAAAGGGGGAAGAAAAGTAATGACCGTACCTTTTGATGAACACCCTTATTCAGCGTTATCATCATTCTTTAAAACAGATGAAGGAATGGAAATTTACAAAGCAATAGAAAAGCGACTTAAATAGTCACCTTTATGGTAATAGGCTACCGAGAGGTGGCCTATAACTATATAAAAAAAATAATAAATTATGGCTGTAAGTATTGATACTGTTTATCAAAGAGTGTTAGCAATATTAAACAAAGAACAAAGAGGGTACGTTACTCCTCAAGAATTTAATTTGTTTGCTAACCAAGCGCAATTGGATATATTCGAGCAATATTTCTATGACATTAATCAATTTGGTAGACTACCTGGAAACGATACGGAGTTTTCAGACATGCTCAACATCCTTAATGAAAAAATTAATATCTTTGAAAAGAACGAAGATATGACTTTTACAAACCCTTACTGGACTACACCTGCCGATACTTATAGGCTTGGTACAATAGTCTTTAACGGAGTAACTGAGGTTGAAAGAATAAACTACAATGAGTTTTTATACATTAACCAATCACCTTATGCTAGGCCTAAAGATTCTAGACCTGTATTCGTAGCAAACGAGTCAGGATATAAAGTTTACGGAGATAACCCTATAGTAACTAATGTTTCGTGTAATTATATAAAAACACCAGCTAAAGTATCATGGGGCTACCAAATGGTATTTGGAGAAGCTTTATACAATTCAACTACATCAACAGATTTTGAATTGCATGAATCAGAAGAAACTGAACTTGTTATAAAAATACTTTCTTTTGCAGGTTTATCGGTACAAGACATAAATATGTATCAAGTAGCTAACCAAATCGAAGCACAAACTAATCAACAAGAAAAAGCATAACACATGGGATTGATAAATCAAACACCTGAACTATATTACTTAGGAGCAGATGACGTATGGAATAGTGGGGATGAAAACTACGGAGACTACCAGTTCATTAGTATAAAAGATATAATAAACAACTTTATGGTTGCTTACGTAGGGCAAGACAAGCTTATAACAAAAGTTAAAAGAACAGATGTTGCTTACTGGGCTCAAAGAGCAGTACAAGAATTTAGTTTCGATTTACTGCCGCAAACCAAGTCAATAGAGATAGAGGTTCCTCCTGGATTGTATATGGTTATGCCACAAGACTTCGTGAGCTATATTAAGCTAGCCTGGTCAGACGAAAAAGGAATTGAAAGGATAATATATAGAACAGATAAAACAAGCAACCCAGAAGCTATATTACAAGACTCTGATTTTGCATACACTTTTTCTGAAGCAGGTGAGTTATTGAAAGCTCAAAGCTCCGAAACTTTAAAAAGATTTAAAACCGAATCATCTGCTAATAGTGGTTATTGGGATATAAATAGTAATCCAGATTTAATGGCACTTTACGCTTATGGCGGCAGATACGGTATTTCGCCGCAAGAGGCTCAAGGAAATGGTGTTTTTTATTTAGATAATGAAGATGGAGTTATAAGATTCAGCTCAGATCTAAGAGGTAGAATCATTACTTTAATATATGTAAGTGATGGACTTGGTACAGAGGAAGACATGAATGTACATAAATACGCTATGGACGCTGTTGAAAAGTACATAGCCTATTCTGTTTTATCTACAAGATCAAATGTTCAAGAGTACCTTGTAGCTAGATTTAAAAAGGAATCATCAGCTGCAAGAAGAAACGCAAAAATTAGATTGTCTAAGCTTAACTTGGAGCAACTAAGTCAAGTGTTCAGAAATCAAACCAAATGGATTAAACACTAAATTAAATGGCAGAACTTATACACACATTTACCGGAGGGAAAATGAACAAAGATCTTGATGAAAGACTTGTACCCAACGGACAGTACAGAGATGCTCTTAACATAAGTATTTCCTCATCAGAAGGTTCTGACACTGGTGCTATAGAAAATATAAAAGGAAATTTAGAGTTAAAAAACAAAGAATTCAACGCTTCTACTAATACATATACTCAGTGGAGTAGTGATTATATAGATTCACTTTCAAATCCTGTGTGTATAGGATCGATTGCGGATAACATTGACGAAAAAGTATATTGGTTTATTGCGTCTGACGCAGTAAGTGCTATAGTACAGTATGACAAAAACACAAGTATAATAAAACCTATAATTGTAGATACTCAAGATGTACTTAAGTTTTCAAAAGATTATTTAATAACAGGTATTAACATAATTGAGGACTTATTATTTTGGACAGATAACAAAGAAGAACCTAAAAGCATAAATATAAAAGACTGGGAAAACTCAACAGTGGATTTTTCTACTCATTCTCAAATATATAACAGAAATTTTATAGAGAAAGATGTTGTGGTTATAAAGCCCGGTCCTCTTGCCGCACCTACTCTAACGCTTAGCGACAATTTAGGCACAGGTAGTACAACAACGTCTGCAGTATTTGATTTTACAGAAAGCGGAACTAGCGGCGCGATTAACAATGCAGTTGATATCGGCTCTGCTGTTGTTATAAGTTTAGGGTCTCCTATAAACACACAATCAGGTGACACTTTAGCTTTTACATGTAACACCGACAGTTCTGAAGGGTATTCACCTGTGGACCCTGATGGTAATGCGGATACTTATTCCTTCGTTATAAGTGTAACATCTATGAGTAATGGAGGTACTGTTTTAAACGGGGTATTGCAAAGCGGTACAGCTGAGCTTGTAAAAGGTAATTTTACATACGAAGTAAGCTTACAAGGCTCAAAGATTCTTTTTGAATTGAAGCTACCTAGGTTTGGCTATAGATATAAATATAAAAACAATCAATACTCTCCATTTTCCCCTTTCTCAGAAGTAGCTTTTTTACCAAGCACTTTTAAATACAATGCAAAAAAAGGATGGAATAAAGGTATGACTAACAATGTGAAAAGAATTATATTAGGTGGTTTTGATTCACCCTTACCCAAAGGCGTAGAAGAGTTAGATATACTGTACAAACAAGATGGAGTAAACGTTATTTACAAAGTGGAAAGCTTGTCTCCGGAGGATTTGGAGATAAACTATGTCGAACATGAAATAACAAACAATAGTACAAATTCTGTTAATTTTACTTTTTTAAATACAAAAAATGAAAGTCAAACAATAACTGTTTTTGCAACGCAAACAATAAATATAATAGCTAAAGAAAATTCATTAACACCTTCTTCGGTAACAGATGTTGTCATAATAAACACATCACTTGGAACAGTATTTGAAGTAATTAGTGAATTAATATATTCTTTATTACCTTCTAATCAAATACTTAGGCCTTGGGATAATGTGCCTAGAAAAGCAAAATCTCAAGAAGCTATATCTAATAGAATAATTTATGGAAACTATTTACAAAATTATAATGTATCTTCCAGTTTAAAATTTGATCCCGCAAACACTTTAATTTCGCAATCGCCTATATTAAATATAAATGAGCCGTCTAAATCTATAAAGTCTATTAGAACATATCAAGTAGGTGTTGTTTTTAAAGACAAGCACGGTAGAGAAACACCTGTATTTACTGACACCTCAGGTGTTTTAGATGTACCGAATGAGCTTTCTAATACGTCTAATTCTATAAAGATAAAGTTATCTTCTGATAGCCCTAAAAATATAGATGGTTCTGAAATGTTTGACTCGTTTAAGTTTTTCATTAAAGATCCGTCTGCACCATACTATAATGTAGTAGCTGATAGACTTTACGAATCCGAAGACGGTGAAAGCGTTTGGATATCAATGCCATCCGCTGAGACTAATAAAGTTACAGAAGGTTCATTTTTAATACTTAAAAAACAAAACGATTCATTTACTGCCGTAAAAAATTATCCTCAAAATAAATTTAAGGTATTAACTAAAAGTCCAGAGGCTCCTTTAGAATTAAGAAAAACTAAAAGAATTGAATCATCAAAAAACTATTCATTTGATAGGCAATTTGGTGATGGAAGTTCAGCTACCTATAGGTTACCGGGAGCTACCCCAGTGCCAGGATACAGTGTTTTTTTAATAAACGATGAAGAAGGTACGTCAGGAGTACCAGATGCTACTTTTGAAAAATGGAAAGTTGGTAAATACGTAAGGTTTTCTGACCCTACTAACCAAACGCAGTTTTATGAGATAACTAACATAGAAACAGATACTACAGGTGATCATAGAGAGCTTAAAGTAAACGTGACACCTCCTTTTAATTCTGATGTTAACTTCATATACACCGATCCAACTGTAAGCAACTCGGCTTTGGTTAGCAATTACACTACAATCGAGATTGCTGATGATTACGAAGTATTAGGCAAAGGACAATATCAAGGTAGATTTTTTATAAGGCTAGAAAAAACCAATGAGTTAATGTCTAACTTCACTGTAAACCAAGAATACATACCAGCTAGCACAACAATAGTTCGAAGAAACTATGACTCTGACAGGTATCAAATATTTTCTGGCGGTGGGGGTGCAATGCAAAACTCTTCAGGTACTCAAATAGGTAGTGCAACTAGATTGTTTACTGACGTTAGTAGAAGACTAGGAGGTATGGGCACCAGTAATTATAATGCTACAGGACAATTCGGAAGTCTTTATCAAATACCGTTTGATCCAGGAGAAGCATGGGACTTTGTTTTTGAAAGAATACTAACATCAAGAGGCTCTGGTGAATTCGGTAAAGCTTTTCAAGTGGGTTCAAAAATAAGATTTTCAACTCACCCAACTATTTACGAAATAAAGTTTATACACGAATTTACTCAAGTAAGCGGTAGCAGCTATCTTAGATCTTACACAAGATTAGATAAGCCTTTAGAAGCTTCTATTTCTCCTTGGCATATAAAAAAGGTTTCAGAGCTTAACGGGAATGGACCAGTTTTTGTAGATGGAGTAGAGATATTTAGCGGTAGTGGAGAACCTTCGGTTACTATAGATATACTAAAGCAAGCAGATTCTGGTGAGATTTCATCTAATGATCCTGCTATATTTGAAACTGAACCAGCTGAACAAGCTGAACTTGATATTTATTATGAAATTTCAGATGCTTTACCAATAGTGCAATACAATATCCAGCACACAAGCCCTTGGTTCAACTGTTATTCTTTTGGTAACGGTGTAGAATCAAATAGGATTAGAGATGACTACAACGCCCCTTATATAAGCACAGGGACAAAAGCAAATGCTGTTTTAGATAATCCATACAAAGAGGAATATTTACAGAATAACCTTATATTTTCAGGTATTTTTAATTCAATTTCTGGACTAAATGAATTGAATCAATTTATACAAGCTGAAGCTATAACTAAAACATTAGATCCTCAAAGTGGGCCTATACAAAAATTATTTGCTAGAGAAACAGATTTGTTAGCGTTCTGCGAAGACAAAGTAGTTAAAATACTAGCAGATAAGGATGCAATATACAATGCAAATGGAAATTCTCAGTTAACTGCTGCTAATAGAGTTTTAGGCCAAGCTATAATACCCTCAAGCTTCGGAATGTTTGGTATTGGTAAAAATCCGGAGTCCTTTGCAAACTACGGCTACAGAGTCTACTTTACGGACAATGCTAAAGGTAAAGTACTTAGGTTATCTATGGACGGAGTAACACCAATCAGCAATTATGGCTTAGATGATTTCTTCCAAGACAATCTTCCTTTAAATAATAAAATACTAGGTTGCTATAATAATGATAATGGCACGTATAATTTAACGCTAAACAGCTTAACTGACGAATGGTCTGATAAGTATGGCTTAAAAACTACGTTGTCTTTTTCTGAAAGCATAACCGGTTGGTCTAGTAGAAAATCGTATATTCCAGAAAACGGTGTATCTATAGATACGAAATTTTATACCTTTAAAGAAGGACTGGTTTATGAGCATGGCAAAAATGATTTGTATAACAACTTCTATGGAGTCCAGTATCAAAGCACTTTAACTCTGTTATCTAATGAAAGTCCTCTTTCTGTAAAAGGATTCAAAGCAATAAACTATACAGGTACTGCTGCTAAAAGCAACGTGTATAGCATTTCCAGTGGTGTTTATAATGGCATAAACTACTCAATTAGCGAGATAGAAACTATCAAATCTAACGGAGGACCAAATCCTACAAGTGTTATTTCAACACCTGGATGGTGGGTTAGTAATACAAAAACAAACCTACAAAGTGGAACCGTACTTGAATTTATAGACAAGGAAGGAAAATACTACAACAACATAAAAGGAGATGCTACTACAGTAGATAATATAGACACAACTGAATTTTCTGTTCAAGGAATAGGTAAGCCTACTACAATTACAGGAGATATTAACGTTACTCAGTTTAAAGTACGTATTTTTGCAGATCCTTCATGTTTTACTAATAATCAACCATAATAATATGAGTACAGTAATAGATAATTTTACAGTAACAGAAACAAACTACGAAATACTTGATGGAGATGGGATACCTACTACGGTACTAACACTGTCTCCTGTACGTGGATTTGTTATAGCAGCTTCTGATTTTTCAGCTACAATAACCTCTCCAGTTGATACTATTAGTTTTACCCAAGATGGAGATGATGTTCTTATGACGATAACTTTCGAAGCAGCATATCAAGTTACATCAAGCTTGTCAATACCAATATGTATGGCTGGATTCTCAACCACAGTTACTATAAGCTTAGCTGTAAATTACGCTGCGAATTTAACAAACGCTTCGTCTAGTACGACACCATCTTTAATAAATATAGCTGGCTTTTACGGAACAACATCTAATGTGTTTACCAGTACTATACAAGCTACAGCGGGTTATTATTTTCTGAATGAACCTACATGTGTTATTAGCACAGGAGTTTTGAGCGACTACTCTATTTCGAATGTGAAAACTTTAAATAGTAATAATCAATTAACTTCAATTACATTTACAACTGACTATACCTTTCCGGCATCAAGCGTTACGGGTGATATTATAACTGTTAGTGGCTCTGCTATTGAATTAGCCTCTGTAGCTGCTGAAGAAGTTAGGTCTTATTCTATATCTAACAGAGCAATAAATCCTAATGGAGAAACAAGAAGATTTACAGCTTTAGGTATTTTAAACGCCGATTGGAACCTTACGGTTAACAACGGTATATCTGACATTTATGATTATAGTAGCGTTATTCCATCAAGCGGTGAAGATTTCTTTGATATTGTTTTTCCAGCCGGCAGTGGAGTTACGTATACGTTTACCTTAACAGGAGATTTATTAAGCCCGTTCCCGTTACCTACAACATGGACTATAGTTCAAACAGATACTAATACTGCCCCTGTTGCTGATGCACAAACAGTAGCTGCGCTCCATAATCACGATACTTTAATTGAGTTATCTGGATCAGACGCCGAAGGCGATGCTTTAACTTATATAATAACCTCACTACCTACAGAAGATTTAGAAAGTCCTCCTGGTACAGTTATAACAACAGTTCCTTTTACTTTACCTAGTAATGAAGTTACTTATGACGCAGGCAGTATTGGTAGTGATAATTTTCAGTTTAAAGTTAACGATGGCACATTAGATAGCATACCTCAAATTGTTACAATCAATACAGCAGCAGCTGTTACAACTATACCTATTGGTGTAACATACAACGGAAACACCTTAGTCACAGGACCTTCCCCAACTACAGTCGACGTTGGCTCTAGTGGTCCGTTTGGAAGAAGTACTACTATAAACGTAACAAAAAATATAAATGGCCCTGGAGGCGGTACAGCTACGTCAGATTATGATGTTATAATAACAGAAGATACTAATAATGTTGGATTAACCCTAAAAGCTCACAACATACCTCCAACAACAGTTGTTGATCAAGGTGACGGTACAGTAGATATAACTTACTTATTTACTTTAAAAGTTGCAGACGGAGGTATTGTAGAATCTACAGATGCTATAAACATAACAGTAGAGGTATTTTACTATATATAAAAAACAATAAATGGGATCTATAACAATAAACTTTGCTAACAATATACAAGACTCTGTTCAAATAGGAGACACAGCTTATTACACTAATGATCCTAACGGGATTGATATTGTACAAATAGGTGAAATTACAGTGGTAGGTAGCACGTCGATTGATGTGACTATACCCAACAATGTGATAAGGCCCACTGCGGCTTCGTTTATTTTATTTAGCAAAACCAACAAAGCAAATACAAGTGCTTTAAAAGGATACTATATGGAAACAACTTTAAACAATGACTCTACGGGAAAAATAGAGCTGTTTTCTGTTGGTACAGAGATATTTGAGAGTAGCAATTAACACGTAATAATAACCACATAAAACAATAAAATCATGGCTATACCAGTACTAGGAGCTATACAAGGTCTTGCGGGAATCGCTGGAGGAATTATAGGTAGCGGAGCAAGAAGAAGAGAACAGCAGGCAGCGCAAGCTGAGTTTGATAAAAATAAGGATAGAATGCAAAGTGCTGACACTTCTAATCTTATGGCTAATCAAGAAAATGTTTTTGAAGATTTAACCGTAAATACTCAGGAAGCTGATTTTATAAATCAACAACAGAAAGCAGGATTAGCTACTACTATGAATTCCTTACAAGGAGCCGCAGGTGGTTCTGGCCTTGCGGCATTAGCTCAAGTAATGGCTGGACAGGATTCTCAGAATGCTCAAGCAGCTGCTGCTAGTATAGGTAAACAAGAAGCCGGTAATCAGGCAGCTGAAAGACAAATGCAAGCTCAGTTAAATCAACAAGACATACAAGGTCAATATCAATCAAGAGCAGCTGAGAAAGATAAAAACGACACACTATTAGGAATGTCTCAACAGAGATTAGGTGCAGCAAACAAAGCAAGAGCCTCAGCTACAAAATCTATTATAGGTGGAGTTGCTGGAGCAGCAGCTGGTGGGTTAGGTATGTTTGATAAAGATGGTTTTAACCCTTTTATTGGGACTGGGGTTGGTGAATATATTAAAGCACTTAAAAAATAAATAATATGGCAAACAACCAATTAATACAAGGAGCAGGCACAATGTCTAAAGAATTTTTAGACGTTGGTAAAGCTGTAGGAGAAGGTTTTGCACAATATGTTGATCCAACCATTGCTAAGAACAAGTCTATAACAGCTAGGGTGAATAAAAGTATGAGTAAAATGAAAACCGATATGGATTTCACTAGCTTTAGTCCAGCAGAAACTAAGAGTATGCGTAATTTTTTAGTTGGCGAAAGAGCTAAATACGCTGAAGCAGCTAAATTAGCAGCTCAATACAGTGACACTACCGATCCTGGGTATATGGAACAAGTTGACATTATGCAAGGCGTTAACAATAGTTTTATGAACCTAGCTAAGCAATTAGAGTCTTATAAAAAAGGTAAATTAGACTACGCAAAAAATCAGAAGGAGGGGATTTACTCTAACGGTACTAATAGTGAAGTTGCAACAGACAACGCTATAATGTATGGATTTTATGATGAAGATGGTGACGGTGTTTCAGACGGACAGTATGATTCTCCGTTTATAATTCAGGAAGGTGGTAATATTGGTTTTAACATTAAAGGAAAAACAATTGATTATAACAATGCCCCCTCTCCTATTATAAAGGATTATAAGCTAGCTACATCGATTCTTAAAGGAAATGAGGAGGTTTATAGGGCTGGTATAAAAATATCACAAAACGATCCTTCTATGAAGTCCTACAGACTACAGCTTGAGCAATCCTTAGCTGATGAGGATTCTTTAACATCAATTTTATACGACTACGAAGATGAACTTCCAACCGGTAGTATATTAAAAAGAATGAATTCTGGAGAATTAGATTTAGCTGGAGCAAGGACAGAGCTAGTAAATCTATTGTCAAACGCTAGAGTAGATGTATCTAATGAAGGGTTCAATGCTAAAGAACAAAGAGAATCAGCTAGAAAAGCTAAAGGTCGGAATGTTGTAAATAACAAAACTCCTGAATGGATTGCGTTAAAGCAAAAGCAATTGCGGGCTATTGATAAGTACCAAACAGTAGACGGTCGGGGTTGGGTTGATATTGATAACTTTAAAGGATCCAACCAGTCACAAAAACAAAACTGGAGGGTGTCAAAATCACCAGATACCGGTTTCTTTTATTACAAGTTACCAGGAGGTGTAGACACAATAATTTCGAAAGAAGATTTAGAAAAAGAATTAGGTTTTAAAATATAAATTAAATATAATGGCAAATATAGATCCAATATACAAGTTAAACGGAAAAGAGTTTACTAAAGAGCAACTGGAAGCTTCGGCTAGTTACCATTCTTTAAGCTTCGATGACTATGTGTCTTCAAGAAACTTTGAAATAATACAACCCGAGGATTTTCAAAACGGAGCTGCGGAAAACAATGCACCTGTGGTTCCAAAAAACAATCAAGCATTAAACAATGGGGGTTCAGTTTCGGAAAATGGTTCTTCGGACTTACCAGGTAACCTAGAATTTGGAGAAGCTGTAGACTTTGACTTCAACAACCCATATTCAGAACCGAAAAAAGAAAGAAGATACATTCAGTTTAAAAGCGGTAGAGTATATGAAGACACTTATTTAAGTGAACTTGAAGAAAACCCTACAGATGAATACAATAGAGAAAAACCAAAAACATTTGAAGAGTATGCAGAGCAAATGGGTGGAAGCTCTTCTAGTATACGAATATATAAGCCAGATACTTTTGTAAAAGAACAAAAGTCTGTAGATGCTAGAGTTATTGAGGCTATAAACTCAAAGTTTGAACAAACTGAAGAGCAAAAGCTAGAGAAGAGAGCCAAAGCTGAGGAGATGTTTGTGCCTCAAGCAGATAGACCTACTCATATGGTATTTACAGGTGATTATAGCCCGCCTGAGTCAATTGTAACTAAGAACGAGGATTACGACAAGTATGTTGGAATAGCTAAAAATAAATTAGGTAACAACGCTTCGGAAGATGAAATATTATCTGTTGCTAAAAACTTATATGTAGACGCAAGTGTAAAACCTCAAATAGCAAAAAACATCGAGCAAAGTTTAAAAGACGGAGCTTATGACCAAGGTAGTAAAGATTTTTTAAACGAAGCAGACAGTGATTTTATTAAAAAGGCTGCAGCAAGAGAATATAAAACTAAAAACAAAGCGCAACAAGCAAATGTAGCCAAGCTCGAAAGCATGGGTGTTTTAATGAAAGCAACCATAGCTGAAATGGAAGCTTTGCAAAAACAATCATATAGCCTAGATACATTTGATGCGGAGGCAGCGAGAGAAAGATACAAATATCTTCGATCAACGCTAGAAGTTGCATCAGAAAACTACAATGAGTTTTACAACAACTCTTATCTTGTGGTAAATGAAGAGCTGGAAGGTTTGGCTGACATCGTTGATGTTACTAAAAGAGCATATGGTATTGGAAATGTTCTAGCTGCAAATGTAGTAGCTACAACAAGTGAGCTAATCGGAGGTGCTTTAAAAGCTCCAGAATGGCTAGGTACGATTATAGAATCTGCTATTACAGGAGAAGAGTACAACAATACCTGGATGGCGCAAAACACCGGTATGTTATCTGAAGCTTTGTTGGATACAGAAATGATACGTGGAGCTGTTGCAAAACCGGTTGATGTTGCTGACATTGGATCTGACGGTACAAACCTTGGGTATTGGATGACTGACCTTATAGGTAATCAAATCCCAACAGCAGCAACAATGATAGCTTTTCCTGCATCATCACTGTATGTTATGGGAGCGAGTGCGGCTGGGCAAAAAGCTAACGATATGGCTGGATTAATGGAAAGTAGCGAAGCTGATTATAACAATTGGCAAATGCTTTTAGCTCCAGCTATAGTAGGTACGCTTGAAACTGTTACTGAAAAAATAAGTCTTGGGCAATTAAAGCATGTTGGCAAAGTATTCCAAGGAAAGAATAGCGTATTAAAAGAAGCAACTGACTATATACAAAACAGAGTGCTTAACAAAAATTATTTTGTTGACGTTTTAGGAGAAGGTGCATCAGAGGGGCTTAATCAATTAGGTGGAAACATCACGGACAAGTACTTGCTTAAAGACAAAAACGTTCACATATGGGACGGTGTTGGTAATGCTGTTGCTTCTGGAGGTTTTATGAGTGGTGTTGTATACAAAGCACCATCTATAGGGGTAAAAATGCTAAATCCATTTGCATCTTCCGATTTAAAGCCAAATATCTATGCTAACATTGTAATGCAAAATAAGTTAGCTAAAGAAATGCTTAATAAAGACATTTCCCCTAACATAAAAAGTAGTTTAAAACAAGCGTACGATAAACTTAATGAGGCTAATAACAAACTATTAAATGATCAGTTTAAGACAATTGATGCTTTAAATGACGACCAAAAAACAGAACTTATTGAAATTGACAAAGCCAAAGCTAAAGCTCTCCTCGAGCTTCAAGATATAAATGGGTTTGACAACATGAGCGACAGTGTTAAGCAAAACTTAATAGAAGGAAAAGAATCCGAAATAAATAGTCTCGCAGCAAACAAAGAAAAAATATTATCAACTGTAGGAGCTGATGCTGACGTAGCGTTAACAAAATCGTTGATTGAAGGAGCTAAAGATGGTAGTTCTGTTATGGTTTTTGAAGACGACACTAAAACAAAAGTTACAGCCGCTCAAAAACAATACGATTTCTTGATAAGTGTTGGGTTATCGGAAGCTCAAGCAGAAGCTAAAAAAAATGACTACGGTTTGTTCGTACAAGACAAGGATGGTAATGATATATTAGTTATAAATAAAGCGTCCGCTTTAGAAGACAAAGTTGTTACTACAGGAAAACACGAGTTTTTACACAAAGTGCTTAAGAGAGCTATTGCCAAAGACCCATCGTTAGCAGAAAATATGGGTAATATGCTTTTAACTGAAATCGCAAATAATCCTTCTATAATTACAGAAAGAGGTAAGCAAGCTATTAAACAATACAAAGAAAGAGCTGACGACGTTAATGATTCTACAACACAATCTGATTATTTTGAAGAAATTATAACTGTTTTTGCAGAGTCAATGAATCCAGAAGCTGCTTCTCAAGCTGACACTTTTACATCTAAAATAGCAGATATAGTTAGAAGAGCTATGAACAGTTTAGGTATTAGAAATGTTAAGTTTAAAACAAGTAAAGACGTTGTTAATTTTATAAAGGATTATAATAGAGACTTCGCTTCAGGTAAATTATCAAGAACACTACAAAAATTTGAAGCTGGAGAAGGGGAGGTTGTTTCAGCCGAAACAAAGTCTAGCGCTAAACAAAAACCAACAGTATTACAAACAATAAACCAATTAATACCGGAAGGTGTTAAAACCAAAGCAGAATTACAAAAGCCTAGAGTGTTTAATCGTATATACGAAGCTACACTTGAAAACGGAGCTATAAGTAATTATGTAAAATCTCGAAGCGAGAATAAAGCTGTTTACGAAAAGGCAATAGAAAGCATTCAAGAAAGATTGATTAATTATGATCCAGCAGCTGTTCGAAAGAAAGCTAATGGACAACCAATTACTTTCGGTGAATTTATATTTGCTAACACTAACTTTGGTAAATTAGACGCTAAAAAGAAATTAGCAATTGAATCTAAAGAAGCAAAAGAAAAAACCAGTGTAGATAGTAAAGAAGCTAAACAAGTAGCGGACGTGTCAGAGGCTCCTGTTCGTGTTGCAGAAAAACCTAAGTATAAGAACTTAGTTCAAAGTAAAGTGGTCAGCACAGATGCCTTAAAAAGCATTTCAGGTAAGGTTGGGAAGATAGTTAGAACGCTTAAATCAAGAATGGATGCTAAAACATCTATTAATAAAACTATTTCTCCGTTAATCGCTGAGATTAAGAAGGAAATGGGTAAGCAAGCTGATATCGATTTAAAGAAAGAGATTGGTGGTAAAAAAGACGACCAGATAAAAAAGTATTTGTTAGCAAACAAGAAAGCAATTCTTGAGAACATGACAACTACATGGCTAATGCAAGCGATGCCTGGCGCAATCCAAAAGCAAGTTGATGGTAAGTTCACTTCAGATTGGAAAGGAAAGAAAATAGATAGAGAAAAAGTTAGCACAAATGCTGCTGGTAAAACATCTGGAGCAGAAATAGTTAGAAGATTACCAAATCCAAGTGTAAGTTTAGACGATGCTACCTATTTAGGGTATATTATAGACGACAAAGGCGCGCCAATTAGAGGACGTAAAGAATCTTTAGCTAAAGCAATGGCTGAAGAGATTTCTTTTGACATATTTTCTCAGCAAATAAAAGATCCCGAAAGCGATATAAGCAAAGCTTTTGAGACTAATCAAGAAAGGCTAGGTGTTGTAATAGCTGAAAACATTGTAGAGGATCTTACAAGACAAATAGATAGAGGTACAGTTAAGTTCTCTGCTAAAATAATTAATCACAATAAAGAAAATCCAAATTTTATACCAGATTTTCTTGAAGATATGCGATCAGCTACGTTTCAGCAAATATTTAGTGAAAACTACAGGAATGGAGTTAATAGACCTTGGTTTGATTCAGCGATAAAATACTTTGAACAAAAGTACCCTAAAGGATCAGAAGAGCGTAGCTTAACTATTAATGCTGTAAAAGATATAGCTAATGATTTCGCAATGAAAAACAGTAATAAAAAACCTGTTGAAGTTGCTGTATTGAGAGCTGCGCAAGATCCAGAGCAATGGCAAGAGGCTTTAGATGCTGTTAATGAAAAGGTTGAAGACGCTTTAACGCTTGGAACGGCTTACGATACTGTTGGAATGATTTACACCGGTAGAACTAATCAATTTGACGACGCTAGTCTTGATGGAATAAATGAAGCAAGATACGCTTTAAAAGCATTGATAGACTCCCTAGCCGAAAAAGGAATGACTAGGAACGAAATAAGAGCCGCTTTAAAAGATGCTTACGTAGGTCCCGGAGGTATCGGTAAGTTTACAGTAGGCAGCAAAGACGCATTGCTAACCCTTACAGATGAAAACCTAGGAGAATTTAAAGGTGGCTCCAGAGGGGCTATTGTTTTGAATGCTACTGATTTTGACAATAACTTCCTGAAAGACGTGAAGAATGAAGGGCCTAAAGTGGTTAATGATTCTAATATTTTTAAGAAAGATTACTGGACAAAACCGACTAGTAAGTTCAATAAAATGGACTCTAAAGGACAGTGGGGTTTTCTTAATAACTTATTCAATCAAGGTATTAAAAATCAAGTAAAGCTAGAAAACACAATAGAGTCTATAAAAGATTTAGATGTTTCAGCTGCTAATAAAAGATGGTTAATAAGAGGTTTGTTCGCTGCAATGCCTGCATTAGGTAAAGCAACATCAACAACTAGATACGTTCTTGTAAATAATGATGGTAGTTTAGTTTCTTTTGAAGAATTGAAAAGAAAAGGCTTAGCTGCTAAAGACGATAAAGGTGTATTTGAACACACAAAACCTGCTAATAGAGTGTCAGTAGCTGCTTATGCTTATGCTATTGCACCTAGTAAGGCAACCAAAACCGCACTTGATAACGAGTTAAAGGATTTTGATTCAGCTTTGATATCTGAAAAGATGGATAAAGTTTTAGTAGGTCTAAAATTACAATCTAAAATGGGGCTTGGTTATAAGGTAGGTACTGGGCCAATGCTTAGTAGATACAGGGAGCTTATTGCTGAACTGGATTCTAAAGGTGTTTATTTCTATGATATAAAGACAAACAAAAAGATATTACCCGCCACAAAGTTTAATGATGCTTTTTTAGCTACAGCCAAAGCGGGATTAAAATCTTCTGCAAAAATTTCTGGCGTAACAGAAGGTGGGGCTTCTACTTTTGTACCAAACGTTAAAGGAGGGTTCAGTAAAAGTTCTACTGGACTGAAAGCTATATTTATGGTTGGTGGTCCTGGAGCTGGTAAAACTAATGTCGGTAAAGGATTACAGTTAGGTAGACGTGGTTATAAAGTAGTTAATCAAGATATTGCTTTAGAGGCTATGAAAACAGAAGTTGGATTACCAGCTAAAGAATCTGACTATGATGCAGAGCAAAGATCTACAAGATCTAAAATTGGAGCTGCTGCTAGAAAAGCTGCTGTAGCAAAGTTTGACAAGTACGCCGACAATGGTAACGGAATGGTTATCGACGGTACTGGAGCATCATACAATGCTACTACAAAAAAAATTAAAGCATTACAAGCTAAAGGTTTTGAGGTACATATGGTTGTAGCTAATACTCCTTTGTCAACAGCTATAGAAAGAAATAGAGCTAGAACAGAGAGATCATTACCAGACTTTGTAGTACAAAAAACGTACGATCAAGTTCAAGAAAGTTTAATGAAGTATAGAGAAGATTTTGGAGATCGCTTATACGAGATTAATACGGAGTCAATTAAATTCGGGGAAGCACTTCCTAGCGAATTCTTAAAGCAAGTTCACAATGGTATAAACAAAAACATTGTAACACTTAATTCGTCGGTTAAATCTAGCGTTAAGTTAAGCAAAGAGTTTAACAACATGATCGAGCGGGGTACTGGTACTCTATCGGATGCTAAGTTTTCTAGTGTAGTAGCTAAAAGAAGAGGCGCAAGAAAAGGTAGATTTAAAGTATGGATGCCTACATCACTAGATGACTTTAAAGGGCTAACGTCGTATGTTTTCGCAGGTAAAGGTAGACAAGGAGACGCTGATCAAAAGTGGTTTCAAGACAACTTAATAGACCCTTATTTTAAAGGTATTGCAGCTATTGAAGTTGCTAGACAGACAATGACAGATGATTTTAAAGCATTAAACAAAATGTTTAAACCTGTTGTAAAGTCTCTAGGCAAATTGACGAAAGACGGTGATTATACTAATGATCAAGCAATAAGAATATATTTATGGGATAAAGCTGGGTACGAAATACCTGGTCTAAGTAAAAGGGATTTATCTAAGATGCTTAAGCATATAGAAAATAATCCAGATCTTAAAGCCTATGCAGATGCAGCACTAGTAATCTCAAAACAAGATAAATGGGTAAAACCAGGCTCTTTCTGGGATGCTCAAACTATATTATCTGATCTTGGTAACATGACTGAGAAGACCGGTAGAAAAGAATATATTGCTGAGTTTATTGAAAATTCAAAAGAGATATTTAGTGTAGATAACTTGAACAAGATTGAAGCCGTATATGGCACAAGACAAGCGGATGCTTTAAAAGATATACTTTATAGAATGGAGAACGGTACAAACCGTCCTTCAGGAATGAATAAGAATGCAAATAGATTTAATAACTGGGTAAACAACTCGATTGGGTCTATCATGTTCTTCAACAGAAGATCTGCATTACTACAAACATTGTCTACTGTTAACTTTATTAATTGGTCTGATAATAATCCAGCTAAGGCTGCTTTAGCATTTGCTAATCAACCACAATTCTGGAAAGATTTTTCAACGCTGTTTAACTCCCCTAAATTAAAGCAACGTAGATCAGGTTTAAAATCAGATATTAACGAAGCAGAGATTGCTAGTGCTGTTAAAGGCTCTAAAAATAAAGCTGTTGCTGCTTTAAGTTGGTTATTAAAGAAAGGATTTACACCAACACAAATGGCGGATAGTTTTGCTATTGCTTCAGGTGGAGCTACATTCTATAGAAATAGAGTAAATTCTTATTTAAAAGAGCAGGCACCAGACAAAGAGTTGACTAAGCAGAACAGAAAAATGACGTATGGCCCTAAGTATACTAGGGAACAAGCTGAACAAAAAGCGTTTGAGGACTTTAGTAAAATATCAGAAGAAACACAGCAATCAGGTGATCCAGCTTTAATATCATCGGATCAAGCAAGTACTGTAGGTAGAATGTTGTTGGCGTTTCAGAATACGCCAATACAGCTAAATAGATCTATAAAGAAATCTGCGCAAAACATATATAACAGACGTAGAGTTCCTGGATTAAACCAGTTTCAAAGCGATGTTACTCATTTGAGTCAGATCATTTATTACGGAGCTATTCAGAACATTATATTTTCAACGTTGCAAAACGCATTGTTTGCGCTGTTGCCAGGTTTTGATGATGAAGAGCCAACAGACGAAGAACTTGCTGCTAAGCTAGGTGAAAAATCTAATAGAATTTTAAACGGTATTATAAGTACTACTTTAAAAGGAGGGTTTGGTATACCAGGAGCTGTTGTAGATACTATCAAAAACGTTATTCAAGAGTACAATAAGCAGGATGAAAAAGGGTTTACGGGAGATCATACCTACACAATACTGCAAGCAGCTAACTTAGCCCCACCAATTGGTTCTAAGCTTAGTAAAATATATAAAGGAATTCAAGCTAAAAGATTCAATAAAGACGTGATTGAAAATAGAGGGTACGATGTGGTTTATGACGGTAGATTCAATATTTCACCAGCGTACTCTGTATTAGGTAACGTAGTAGAAGGTACTACTAACTTTCCAATGGCTAGAGCTGTTGATGAATTAAACTCTATAACAGAAGCTTTTGACACAAGAAACACCGTGATGCAACGTATAGCATTAGGTTTAGGCTGGAAAGCTTGGAATGTAGGCGCAACAAACGAAGAGCATATACTTATTAAGACCAACGCTAAGTTAGATAAAAAGGAAAAGAAGAAGGAAGAAAGAGCTAAGGGAAAAAAGAAAAAAGCTAAGAAAGCAAAAGACTATAGCGATGTTCCTTTCCATAAATTACCGCCAAAAGAAAAAGCAAAGAGATTAGCTCGCAAGCGTGCAGAAATTGCTAAATCAAAAAACAAATAACTTATGAGTATACCAATAACGTCAAGAGTACAAAGCGCAAGATCTAAAGTAAAATTTCCCAAAGGAATGGAAATATCTATAAGCGCAGACGGAACCGGACCAGCGGTGCCAGATACAAACCCATCACCCGCTAAAAAATATGGGTGTAACAGAAAAAAATAAAGTAAGATAATATGGCAAACAAAATTAGCGAAAGCACAGAAGTAACTCTTGACATTAAAACAATAGCTCTAGTAGTCGGAGGAGCTATATCATTTGCAGGGTTGTATTTTACTTTGAAAAAAGATATTGAGTTAGCTAAAGAACTACCTGAACCTACTATCACTAGGACAGAGTACGATCTTAAAGATCAGTTAGTTAGAGAAACCATAATGACCACTCAAGATAAGGTTGAGGAGAATAGCAAGAAGTTAGATAAAATAGATGAGAAGTTGTATAAAATAATTCAAAGATAAGCAAGATGAAAAATACTTTAATTATATTAATTACAATGCTTTCTATCAGCTGCTACTCTCAAAAATATACTTTACTTGAGATCAACGCTAAATGGAATGGCAAAAACAATCTAAAGCAAACAAAGATTGGTGGCATAAGAATTAACTTTGGATGGTTAGAAGATCAGCCTAAGAAAATGCAAGCCAAAATAAGATCCGTGCCTATTTTAGTTTTATTTAACAATGGTAAACCTGTTTATCAGTGGGTGGCAGGAATTAATTTTAAACTTGAAGTTACAGAAGAGCAATTTGAAAAAGTAATTAATAAACTTAAAAATTAATGAAATTAACAGAAAATTTTAGCTTAGAAGAGTTTGAATGCAATTGCGGGTGTGTCATGCCTAAGTTTGTTGAGGAAAATGTAGTAAAATTGGCAGATAATTTGCAGACGTTAAGAACAGTTATTCTTAAACCTATAAAAATAACAAATGCTTACCGTTGTAAATCTCACAATGCAAAAGTTGGCGGAGCTAAAGCTTCACAGCATTTATTAGGCAAGGCTGCTGATTTGCAGGTGGAAGGTGAATCTCCTGACAGTGTAGCTGATGCAATAGACGACTTAATGAAAGCGGAAGTTTTTGATCTAGGCGGACTTGGAAGATACAATACGTTTACACATGTTGACATCCGAGGTACTAAAGCGAGGTGGAATAATAAAAAATAAACTAATATGAGAACAAAAGGAATTGGTCCTCAAGGGCTAGGATTGCTGGGTAACAACGGATACCACATTGGATCTCCTGCTAAAAAAGCTTGTTGGAAAAATTATAAAAGAAAGCCTGGCACTGAAGTAGGTACTAAAGGAAGTTGCATTAAAAAATAAATAATATGTATAAAGGATTTAAAGGTGTAGGACCTAATGGATTGGGTGGTGCTAAGAAACAATCAAGCTGCGGATGTAGTTCAGACTGCGGATGTAGTTCTCCGGCTAAAAAAACAAAAAGCAAATCGTATTCTCCTCCAAAAAATAAAAAATCTGGAAACTTTGCAGAAGTTAAAAAAGGTGGTGGCACAGGTAAAGATGCTGGCGGTGGAATGACAGCTAAAGGTGTTGCTAATTATAATAAGAAAACAGGGGGTAATCTAAAGACAGCTGTAACTAAAAAGCCGTCTGAAATGGATCCTGATAGTAAAGATGCTAAAAGAAGAAAATCATTCTGTGCTAGATCTAAAGGCTGGAGCTCTGAAAGAGGTAAAGCCGCTAGAAGAAAATGGAATTGTTAAAATAAAAACAAATAAAAATGAGAAATTTAAACTTAAGACAACAATTAAAAGAGTTTAGCAAAAGAAAAAAAGTTTCTATATTAAATTCAAAACCTCCAGTAGATCCGGATGCTCCGGGAACACCAGGTAAACCAGGATACGAGCCTCCTGTAAATAGAGAAGATTTAGACGATAAAGGCAAAAAACTTTTTGATGCTAATCAGAAAAAAATAAAAAATAAAGTAAAAAAAAATAAAGTAAAAAAGAAAAAGTAAAAAATAATGCCGCTAATTAATTTAGCGGCATTATTAATTATATGTATAGCATATTAGCCATCACACGCTAGACAATCTTCACTCATAGCTGAAGCCGCAATATCTCCACGCAAGACGCTTTCAGTTCTAGTATAGTATAAAGTTTTTACACCTTTCTTCCAAGCTTCGAAATGAACTTTGTTCAACCATTTAGGAGTAGCTTCAGAAGGGAATGCAAGATTAAGACTTACGGATTGATCTACGTACTGTTGCCTGATCCCTGCTTGATTAACTAATTCCAACTGATTAATCTCCTTGAATGTTCTAAAAACTTCCTTAGAAGGGATATTATGATCTCCTATCAATACATTATCAAGAGCATCGATATTTTGAACAGAACCTCCATCAGCTAATATCTTATTCCATATATCACTAGTGTTTAATTCGTTGTCTTCAAGAACCTGTTCTAAGGTAGGATTCTTTCTTATAAAAGTCCCCTTGGCCGATTGCTCTGTGAATACGTTCGCGGCCCACGGCTCAATACCCGGAGAAACATTACCGGAAAGCTTACTATTAGAGACAGTAGGAGCGATAGCACGAAGGTGAGTATTACGCCTACCAGTACCAACACACCAAAGAGGTTCCCCATATATTTCAGCAAGATTCCTTGATGCTCTTTCGCTTTCAATTTTGATTTGCGAGAATATCTTCCTAGTTTCAAACTGAGAAAGTAAACCTTCGAAAGGAATACCCTTCTCTTGGAGATACGTGTGCCATCCAAGAACTCCCAAGCCCAATGCTCTCCCTTTCTGTGCAGATCGAATAGCGTTTTCGAATCCTCGTAAACCTTTGGCTCGTTGAATAAATTCTTCCATAACTCCGTCAAGAAAGAAAATGGCGTCATGTATAAGATTAGTGTCTTTCCACTCTTCATATTTTGCTAAGTTTAATGATGATAAACAACATACAAAGCTATGTGTTTCATCCGTGTGTAATGCGATTTCAGAACATATATTAGTCATATGCACCTTCAATCCGTTTTGTTTGTATGCTTCTGGATTTGCTTTATTAACGTTACCTTTAAACATTATATAAGGCTCACCAGTCGCTTTTCTTTTTCTTAATAATTTACTCCATTTAGCACGAGCTTCTTTGTCTCCTTGCTCTAGTCTACGCATAAACTTATCTCCAACAATAGCGCATTGATGCAAGTTAAGAGATTGCCTATTAACATCTCCTTTGGGTTCCCTGATTTCAAGCCAGTCTTCGAAATCATTGTGTTCAATGTTAATATTAACAGAAGCAGCGCCTCTTCTTACAGAACCTTGATTGGTAGCAAGAATTGTAGAATCGTAAATTTTACAAAATGGTACTACTCCATCTGATGTTCCATTACCAGTTATCCTAGCTCCAGCGGGTCTGATTTGATTAATACCAATGCCAACACCGCCTCCATGCTTAGCTAACAGCATCATCTCTAGATTTTTCTGACCTATGTCCTGTATTGAATCTGCTACATCAACACCGAAACAACTAATAGGGAGACCACGGTCAGTACCAGTATTGCTAAGTACAGGAGATGCCAAACATAACCAACCATTCCAAATATAGTTGAAAAATGTTTCAGCCATTTCAGGTTTATATAACCTACGAGCAACTGCTTTACTGACGCGATGGTATGCTTCTTTAGGCGTTTCTCCGTCAAATAAATATCCCCCGGATATTGTCTTCTTGTATACGTCTGTATCACCCCACGCAGGGTAATCTTCTCCTTTAATCCAATTTTCATTCCACATATTATATTAAGTGATTTAACCAGGCTATTAACCCATTAATGTTTAATGCTACAAGGTTCCATTGTTTTCTTGAGGCTGTTTGTACTACTACTAATATAAAACCTATAATATATAATTCAGGTTGTATAGTCCATTGGGCAGCGATTAAAAAACCACTACCCATGTAACCTAGCCTACTCGCTAGTTTTTCTGAAGGCGTTAACTTTCTGGATCTTACCAAAGCTTTTAGCCATTTCTTTTTAAAACTTTTTAATTTATGAATCATTACCAAATGTCTTCGAAGTTCTCCCCTTCACCAGCCTTCGAATAATCTGTCGGCCTAGTTGCGAAAAAATCAGTATGAGTGACCCCGCCGGTAAGATGATAGAACCAATCAAGATTAGCTGCTGCTTTCTCGTCAT